GATTTTCTCATGCGTTATCAAAGTCATGCAGAACAATATTGTTCTATGGGTCGAACCAACATTAGACCAGATTTATACGAATATAGTGTAGAGGTAACAAGTGGTTGGTTTGTTAGACAATTTGAAAATGAATATAATCCTATCCATGTGCATCTTGGAAGTGCATTATCTTGTGTTGGATATTTAAAATTACCAGAAGGAATTGAAAAAGAGTGGGAAGAGGATTACAAGGATCACCACCCATCACATGGACATATTCAATTTGTTCATGGACAAGCTGCAAATCATAATGGATCAAACTTTTTAGTGAAACCACAAGTAGGCGACTTCTTTGTTTTTCCTGCACACTTGCATCATTGTGTATATCCTTTTAAAACTAAAGGAGAGAGAAGATCATTTAGTGTAAATTTTACGATTGTCGCTAAACCAAAAGGAGAAAGTTAATGCCACACTATACGACAAAACTTACAAAAATAATAAAAGGTTTAAATAAAGCAAGTAAAACACACAAAAAACAAGCAGAAACATTAACTGGTATTTTAAAAGATCAAAAAACGAGGTATAAAACTCATGTCAAAAAAAGATCCGAAAGTAGGAACAGGAAAAAAGCCTAAAGGCTCAGGTCGTAGATTATACACTGACGAAAATCCGAAAGATACAGTGAGCATTAAATATGCAACTGTTAAGGATGCTAGAGATACAGTAAAAAAAGTAAAAAATATTAATAAACCTTTTGCACGAAAAATACAAATCTTAACTGTTTTAGAACAAAGAGCTAAAGTATCTGGTAAAAATGAACAAGCACGAATAGCGAAAAAAGCAAAAGATTCATTAAGAGCAAAAAGAAAGACAACATGAAAATATATTTATTGTTAATTAGTGTTTGGGGGTATAATGGCACATATTGGGAGTATACTGGTAATCAGTATGTAATGAAAGAGACTTTTACGTTTGAAGAGTGTCAAGCATTAATAAATGAGGATAATTGGAAAAGACATGAGAATAATGTATTTTATACAATGCAATTTGATTGTGTATTAGAAAATTCATATTGAGGGGTAATTAAATGAGTATAATAGGACAATTAATAGGACCAGTAACTGGCATCCTTGATAAGGTAATTGAGGATAAAGATCAAAAAGCAAAACTTGCACACGAAATAGCAACTATGTCTGATAATCACGCTCAAGAGGCGTTATTAGCACAATTAGAAATTAACAAAGCTGAAGCACAATCAGGTAGTTTATTTAAGGGAGGTTGGCGGCCAGCAGTTGGTTGGATTTCAGCGTTGGCGTTCCTATACCATTTTATACTTCAACCTTGTATTATTTTTTTAGCTACTTTATTTGGTGCAGACATACCTGAACTTCCAGAATTTGAAATGGGAACTCTTTTAACTGTGTTGGGAGGGATGCTCGGTATCGGTGGTTTAAGGACTTATGAAAAACAAAAAAAACTTACAAAGTAAGAGTGTTTGCGAAGTATGTAAAACCAAAAAAAATAAATATTGGGTTTATAAAATAAATAAAACTTGGGTGGAAATGGATGAAGTTTGTTTAAAATGTTTACAAAAAGAGAGAAAAAAAAATGAAGAAAAATTTTGAAAAATCTTTAGAATTAGTACTTCACCATGAAGGTGGATATGTAAATCATCCTAAAGACCCTGGTGGTGAAACTAATTTAGGTGTTACTAAAAGAGTTTGGGAAAAATGGATAGGGAGAAAAGTCCAAGAAGGAGAGATGAAAAATCTAACGCCAGATGATGTTAAAGACTTATATAAAAAAAGATATTGGGATCGAGCTAAATGTGATGATCTACCAAGTGGAATTGATTTTTTTACCTTTACTTTTGCCGTAAACTCTGGTCCATCACGTTCTGCAAAAACTTTACAATCTGTTATTGGTGCAACAGTAGATGGAGGAATAGGACCTAAAACTTTAGCACAGTTAGCTGAACACAATACAGAAACTGTGTTGAAAAACTTTCATGCTAAACGACAATCTTTTTATGAGGGTTTAAGAACTTTTCAAACTTTTGGTAAAGGTTGGACAAGAAGAAACAATGAAGAACTTGACTCTGCAAGAGATTTGTTAGCATAGTAAAATTTTATGGCAATATTTAGTTTGTTATGCTAAATCTTGATATTATGTGGTACTAGGAGTATATATATGGACGCTATATCACTAGCAGAATATTTATTAAAAGACATTAGGCAAAGAAAACAAGATTTTGCAGATTCTTTGGTTAGTGGATCATGCGATACGATTGAAACGTATCGGTTTACAGTAGGTCAAATACGAGGAATGACTTATGTAGAAGATTTAATTGTTTCCTCGATGAAAGGTATAGAGTTAGATGAATAAAAAAATATTTGTTCCTCAAAAAAAAATTATAGGTGCAACAAGCCGTATTCCAAAAGCAGTTGAAAAAGCATTTCCAAAAGTAGAAGAGTCCAAAAATTCAGAAGACCCTTCAAAATTTAAACCATCCGTTTTGGAGAGATTACCTCAGCCAGTTGGATATAGATTGTTAGTTATTCCTTATTACATGAAACAAACAACAAAAGGTGGAGTGTTTATTCCAGACGCTACAAGAGATAAAGAGAGCTTTGCTACAGTTGCAGCCTATGTTGTTAAGCTAGGACCTGATGCTTATAAAGATTCGGAAAAGTTTCCAAGTGGACCTTGGTGTGTTGAGAAAAATTGGGTTCTTATGGGAAGATATGCTGGAAATCGTTTTAAAGTGGACGGATTAGAAGTTAGGCTAATAAATGATGATAATATTATAGCAACTATACTTGACCCATCAGATATTTCGTATGTATAAGATAAGAGAGGAAAATTAATAATGTCAGTAGAACCACAAAAAGTAGAAGAAGTAACATCTGTTGAAATTGAACAGGAAGAAGATAAAACAAATGCAAGTGCAGTTGTTGATATTGATTCTGATGGTCAAACTAAAACAGAAATAGTGGCTGATGATAATTCAGATGAATTAGAAAATTATAGCGACAATGTTAAAAAACGTATTAATCAACTTACTGCTAAAAGAAAACAAGCTATTGAAGAAGCTGATGCAGCTTATCAATATGCACAACAAAAAGAACAAGAAAATACTCAATTAAAAGAGAGATTAAATCAGCTTAATCAAGGTTACAATAATGAGTATGAAAACAGAGTTAAAAGTCAAACAGCACAAGTAAAAGAAATCTATAAAAAAGCTTATGACGCTGGTGACTCTGAAAAAATGGCTGAAGCACAAAACCTCATGTCTAGATTAGCCGTTGAGGAGGAAAGACTTCGAGTTCAAAAAGCTCAAGTAGAGCAACAAAAAGCACAACAACAACCACAAGCTCAACAAATACAACAACCACAAGCTCAACAAGTTCAACAGCCTATTCAACAACAGAGGCGTGATCCTAAATTAGAAAGTTGGCTTGAAAAAAATAATTGGTTTGGTTCAGATCAAATAATGACAAATGTTGCTAAAACAATACATGAGCAAATAGTTAGAGATGAAGGTTTTGATCCTCTTACAGATGAATATTATCAAGAGATAGATAAGAGAATGAGAGCAGAACTACCTCACAAGTTTCAGGATAAACGTGCAAACGTCCAAGCCGTTACTCCTGCGTCTAACGGACGGAATGTTAAATCTGGACGGAAAAAATCTGTGCAACTAACGCCTGGTCAAGTGGCATTTGCAAATAAAATGCGAATACCTTTGGAAAGATACGCTAAAGAAGTAGCGAAATTAGAAAATAAAAGGAGCTAATTATGGCTGATAGAATAAATCGAGAAACAGTGACTCGTGAAAAAACTGAAAGAGTAGCCGAATGGAAAGCTCCAACTACATTAGAAGCTCCTGAAGCTCCTATTGGTTATAAACATCGTTGGATTCGTGAAAGTGTTATGGACTTTGATGATCGTAATAATATTCACAAAAAACGGAGAGAAGGATATGAATTGGTTCGTGCCGAAGAATATCCAGACTTTGATGCACCTGTTATAGATGAAGGTAAAAACGCTGGTTGTATTGGCGTTGGTGGCTTAATATTAGCTAGAATACCAGAGGAAATAGCAGATCAAAGGAATAATTATTATAGCCGTAAGGCACAAAATCAAATGGATGCAGTTGATAATGATTGGATGAAAGATAATAATCCAGCTATGCCTAAACTGAATCCACAACGCAAATCCTCTGTGAGTTTTGGCTCACGGAAAATTAAACAGGAGTAATTTAAAATGGCAAATAAAGATGCAGCCTTTGGTATGCGTCCTATTGGAAGAATCGGTGGTACACCTTATACTGGTGGACAAAGCCGATATAGAATAGCAGCCAATTATGGAACTTCTATCTTTCAAGGTGATATGGTAGCACAAGTAACAGGTGGTGGTATCGAAGTTCACGCAGATGGAGGAACTGTTCCAATCGTTGGTGTTTTCAATGGATGTCAATTTACCGATCCAACAACTGGAGAACAAAAGTTTCAAAACTTTTATCCAGCAAGCACAAACGCCTCAGACATTATTGCTTTTATAATTGATGACCCAATGGTTATTTTTGAAATACAAGCAGATGACACTTTTCCAGTTGCTGATTTATTTGGTAACTTTGATATTGTGTATACGTCATCTGGAAGCACAGTAACTGGTATTTCTGGTGCTGAGCTAAACGTAACCGATGGTGGTACTGGTACATCTTTACCATTAAAAGCAATAGACATATCCGAAGACCCAGAAAATTCTGATGTAGCTTCTGCAAATACAAATGTAAAAGTTGTTATTCAGAATCACATTTTTGGTGTCAAGGGTGCTGGATTAGCATAAGGAGAATTAGACATGGCAATATCTAGAGCACAGCTCGCTAAAGAACTAGAACCAGGTCTAAACGCCTTGTTCGGTATGGAGTATGATCGTTACGAAAACGAACACTCTGAAATATTTGATGCAGAAACTTCTGATCGTGCATTTGAAGAAGAAGTAATGTTATCAGGTTTTGGAAACGCACCGACTAAATCAGAAGGTGCTGGAGTATCATTTGATGTAGCAAACGAAGCGTTTACTGCAAGATATACTCACGAAACTGTTGCACTTGCTTTCGCTCTTACAGAGGAAGCAATAGAAGACAATCTTTATGATCGTCTTGGAGCAAGATACACAAAAGCTCTCGCTCGTTCTATGGCACACACTAAGCAGATTAAAGCTGCAGCTGTTCTAAACAATGCGTTTAGTTCAAGCTTTACTGGTGGTGATGGTGTAGAGCTATGTGCAACAAATCATCCATTATCTGGTGGTGGTACTTTTGCAAATGAACCATCAACAGCTGCTGATTTAAACGAAACATCTTTAGAAGATGCTTTAATTAGTATCTCTACATTTGTTGATGAACGTAACATGATTGTAGCGATGAGAGGTATGAAACTGATTGTACCACCTCAACTTCAGTTTATTGCTGATAGATTGTTAGAATCAACATTACGTCCAGGAACAGCAGACAATGATGTAAATGCTCATCAAAACATGGGAATGTTACCACAAGGGTATACCATCAATCACTTTTTAACAGATACGGATGCGTTTTTTATTAAAACAGACGCACCTAATGGTTTTAAAATGTTTGAGCGTTCACCACTTTCAACTTCAATGGAAGCTGATTTCGATACTGGTAATATGAGATTTAAAGCCAGAGAAAGATATTCTTTTGGTTTCTCAGACCCAAGATGTGTATTTGGTTCTCCTGGAGCTTAAATACAAACATTTTTACAATATTATAGAGAGGCAATTTATTTGCCTCTTTATTTTTTTTTAAAACTATATTAGAGTGTAATCGTGGACATGATAAACCTTGACAGTTATACAATATAACTGACGCAGCCAAGACAAGGAGATTAACATGGCTAATACAACATTTAGAGGAACAGTAAGATCAGCAGAGGGATTAAAAGTTATATCTATTAATTCAACTACTGGTGCAGAAACAGAAAATCTTGCTATTGATTCAAGTTCAAATATACAATCAAAGGGTACATTAATATCTGCTGGTACAAGAAAAATACAAACATTTGTGGGAACTCTTGCTGGAACTAACGCAGCTTCAACTGCTTATGCAGATGGTGATGTTCTTGTAGAGCTTGGTACGTTAGATACCACAGCACCTGCAAGTATTGTAACACCAACAAAATTCTTTATACACAGAGCTTTAGTAGGTATCACTACGGCAGCTGGTGAAACTTTAGTTGGTAGTTTACAATTAAGTGCAACTTCTGGTACAGCGACTAATGCAGCCGTATCTTCAGGAACAGAAATTGTTGGTGCTGGTGTAACTTCATTTAACGAACAATTAAGTGCCACACAATCAATTACTGAAATAGATATTAATTTTAACGATAGTGCTGGAAATTATCATATATTTGTTCCTAATATTACTGCTGCCATAGCAAGTAAAAACTTGTATGCAGCTGCCACAACCGCTGTAAATGCTGATATAACGGCTGGTCGATTTACTGTCGAACTAGAATATTCAGTATTTTAATGATTGGGGGTTTCAAACCCCCTTTTAAATAGAGGAGAGAAAGATGGCAGCATCAGACGTAAAAGCTTTAACAATAGCAGATACAAACGCATCTGACGATGATCGAATTGTTACGGCAGCAAGACCAAATACAACAGCTACATTAGCTAATACAACATTTGCAGGTGGTGGAGCTAGAAACATAATAGTAACTACAACAGGAACTGGTGATAATGGAAAAACTACCACAATCACTGGTACGGATGTTTTTGGTAATACTTTAAGTGAAACTATTACATCAACAGGATCAGCAGAGGCAGTTGCAGGAACAAAGTTATTTCTTACTGTTTCAGCAGTGGAGTGTTCAGCACAATATGCAGCAAATATTAAAGTTGGTTCTGGAACATCATGTGCTCAAGCAGTTTTAGGTGGAGAAAGAGTAAGAATTAAAGGATTATCTATTGTTTCAGGTGGAACAGCAGGTTCTGTCTCTTTTATTAATGGAACACCAGAAACTGGTACAACATTATTTTCATCAAGAACTATTGGAACTGCAAATGCTACAGTAGATAGAACTATACCACAAAATGGTGTTTTATTTGAAAATGGTGCAACTGTAAGTTACACATTAGATGTTACTGACAATACCACAGTATTTTTTGGATAGGATATAACATGGCTTCTAAAGGTAAGATGCCAAAAAGAAACAAAAAAAATTTCAGACCTACGAAAAAAGGTGCTGGAATGACAGCAGCTGGTGTTAAAGCTTATCGTAAGCTTAATCCAGGTTCTAAATTAAAAACTGCTGTAACTAAGAAAAAAAACCTAACTGAGAAAGAAAAAGCGAGAAGAAAGTCTTTTTGTGCAAGGTCTGCTGGTCAAATGAAAAAATTTCCAAAAGCAGCCAAAGATCCAAATAGTCGTTTACGTCAAGCTAGAAAAAGATGGAGATGTTAATGGTTATATCACGATCACAAATGTCTGAACAAATAGATAAGTCACCAAGTAAAAGGAAAACAAAAATGGATATGCCTAAAGGATTAACATATTATAGAAAAGGTGGTAAAGCCTCTAAAAAAAGTAAAGGAAGTAAAATTTGTCCAGAAGGTAAAGCATGGGCGAAAAGAACTTTTGATACATACCCATCAGCTTATGCTAATTTAGCTGCATCAAAGTATTGTAAAGATCCAAACTATGCTAAGAAAGCAAAAGGTGGTAAAAGAAAAGGTAGATAAATGGGTGAATTAAAAAATTGGTTAAAACAAAACTGGGTTAGGATAGGTACAGATGGTGAAATTAAAGGTCCTTGTGGCACTTCAAAAGATAAAAAAAATCCTGATAGATGTTTACCTAAAGCTAAAGCTCAACGTCTTAGCAAGTCTGAACGAGCCAAAACAGCCAGAAAGAAAAAAAGAGAAGGTGCAAAAGGCAAAACAGTTGTCCAAAACACGAAAAAAGCGAAAGTAAGGAATTTAGAAAATGGTGGTGAAGTTAAAACTATGAATAAACCAAAAAGAAAATTTAATGGAAAAACGAAGCCAAATCAAGCTGTTGCTAGAGGTTGTGGTGCAATCTTAGCAAATAAAAGAAAAGTAACAAAAGGTGCTGTAACGCAATCATAAGGAAAAAAAATGGCAGTTTCTGGATCTACAAATTTTGAATTAGATGTTGTTGAGTATATAGAAGAGGCTTTTGAACGATGTGGTTTAGAGGTTAAAACTGGTTATGATTTAAAAACTGCGAAAAGGTCATTAAATCTTATGTTAGCTGAGTGGGCGAACAGAGGTTTAAATCAATGGACAATAGTTCAAAGAACTCAAGCACTAACAAAATCTGATGGAGAGTATAGTTTAGGAGCTGATGTTATTGATGTCTTATCTGTTTCTATTTTAAGAAGTGATATATATTATTCATTAGAAAGAATAAGTAGAGATACTTATCTTGCGATACCAAATAAAGCAACAATTGGAAGACCCACACAGTTTTTTTTAGATAGACAGATTACACCTAATTTAAAGATTTGGCCGCTACCAGAAAATAGTACAGATGTAATATATTATGATGCACTCACTCGAATAGATGATGCAGATGATTATACTAACACGCTAGATTTACCTTTTAGGTTTTACCCTTGTTTAGCTGCTGGTTTGGCTTATTATATAGCAATTAAAAGAGCACCAGATAGAATACAATTATTAAAATCTGTATATGAGGAAGAATTTCAAAGAGCAATAGCAGAGGATAGAGATAGAGCCTCAATAAATATTACACCAGAACTAAGGGATTATCGAATTGTCTAAGTACGCATCAGGTAAATATGCTTATGGAATATCAGATCGCTCTGGTTTTCGATATCGTTTGCGTGATATGAGGCAAGAATGGAATGGTCTTTTAGTAGGAAAAGATGAGTTTGAAGAAAAGCATCCACAACTTTTTCCTATTCGAGTCAGACCAGATGGACAAGCACTTAGAAAAGCAAGACCAGAAATTACATTAGATCAAGAAAGAATCATACAGTATGGTTTTAATCCAGTTGGTTTTTCTGATCCTTTAAATTTATTTGATATTAATAATTTAGTTGCAAATGGGTTAGTGGGAAGTGTTACTATTGGTGGAGATGCAACTAGCATAGATACAGAAACTGATACAGATACTGATGCAGATAGTTTACCTACAGCAACATTAACTGGTTTTGGTATTGCTGCTTCAGTAGGAACAGTAACTATATCAACATCTTCTGAACTTGCAGCAACATATACTGTCACTGTGGTGGGAGGTAATCCTTCAAACCATCCATATTATAATTTTGGTTCTTCAAATAAATTTGCAATTAATGGATCTACTGCAACGGCAGACGTTAATTTAAGTTTAAATGAAGGTAGCACTTATAGATTTGACCAATCTGATTCTTCTAATATTGGTCATCCATTAAGATTTTCCACAACAGCAAATGGAACGCATGGAGGTGGTAGTGAATATACAACTGGTGTTACAACCAACGGAACACCAGGTTACGCTGGAGCATATACGCAAATAGAAATTGCATCTGGTGCTCCGACATTATATTATTATTGCACAAATCATAGTGGTATGGGAGCACAGATAAACACATGAGTTTTACATATGCACAACTTAAATCAGCTTTACAAGATTATACACAAAATGATGAAACGTCATTTGTTTCTAATTTGCCAAACTTTATTAGATTAGCAGAAGAGAGAATATTACAATCAGTACAACTAAATATTTTTCAAAAAAATGTTACTGGTAATATGACATCTGATAATCAATATTTAGCAGCACCTTCAGATTTTTTAGCACCTTTTTCATTAAGTATAACAAACAGTAGTGCAAAAGAATATTTACAATTTAAAGAATTAGAATTTATTTATTCATATAATCCTAATTCGTCTACAACTGGTACACCAAAATATTATGGACAATTTGATGCTGATTACTTCATAATTGCACCAACTCCTAATTCAGCGT